GCACCTACATGCTCGTTACCTGGGTGTTTAACACCGTTTTTTATTATAACGTTGTTTTGTAGCTGAGGTGGTGGTGTCCAGCTTATCTTAAACCTACCATTGTTATCTGGGTAAAACACAACTGTAGAATCTTTTACACCGTTAACCCACTGAAAATTACCTTGAGTTATACCTAATGTCCTAGACATCTCCTCATTGTAATCTATCTGCTCGTACAGCTTGACAAGGTTAAAAATAGAATTTTTAGTCTCATCTCTAAAAGCATGTTCGGTAGTTCTTGGAAACTGGCGGTAAAATTCATTTAAAGCGTCTTGATCTCCTTTTAATCCGTCTGCTTCGTTTTGCCAGTTTTCTATAACACCTACATCTATTAACTCTCCTTGTGAGTCGAAGACTTTGTTATTCGGATTATCGAAGACTGGAATTCCGTGCTCATCAATAAATCCTTCGTAGTTCCACTCCATTGGGATAAAAAGAGAATATAAACCAGACGCTGTTTGGCCATTTCTGTTTCGTTTTGTAACATCTGAGGCATTATATAATTTTTTAAAGTTATCACCTCCTTTATCTAAAGAGTTCGATGTTGATCCCATCATACACTTACCTATAATTCTACTTCCTAGTCGTAAACAAGTTTTTGTAACTCTCCAGTTGTTTAATATGTTATCAGGTCTTTCCCACTTACCACTTTCATCGTGTACTAGTAGTTGTAGTTTTTCACCGTCATAACTATTATCACCTGTATTCTTCCAGTCTATAGTTGTATCTAATCCTTGTATGTCTTCAAGCTTTTCGTTTGTCGTGATCTTCTTTCTAGTAAACTTAGACGCAGGTACTCGATAAGCGAGTTCTGATTTAGGCCGATCCATACCATCTTGAATAGGACTAAAGAAAAACGGGTAGTTANTTGATATAGGTACAACTTTGTCGGTAAACATTTTCTTAGCATCAGCTCCTGTTTTAGATAATATACCAAACCTTGAATCTGTTGAAATCGTTGCTTGATTAACTGTCTCAGCAGAGGACATAAAAGAAAATCCAGATCTTCTGTTTTTAAGATAGCACATACCGTAGCATCTCTTATCCGCTTTACANGCTTCCCAGAATATAAAGAACAATCTATTTGCCTCNCTAAAATCTGGCGCACCTACATCAATTTTACTCCANTGNAGATACATGTAATGAGTACCAGTAATGTAGGTATCCTTCCCATTATTATTGAACCAAAAACCGTCATCTCTTCGTTTAAACTCTTCGTCGATATAGTCGTGCCATTGTGCTTTGTTTTCTTCTGGGTAGTTTTTCCAGTCAAATATACTTTTAAGTCTTGATAATTCTTTAGGATATTCAAACTGTTTCCACTTTTTCTCTTTGTTGCTATATACACCACTAGCTTTTGGCAGCGCAATTTTAAAGTTTTGTATTTCATATATCTCTCCTATTTGCCCTGTTCTAGATATAACAACAATATCATGCTCTTTGTTATAACCATACTTCCATTTTCTACCTTTATTAAGTCTACTTACAGTAGTTAGCTTTACAGGTTCTACTACTTTATATAAATTTTGTTCGTACATTACTTTGACCTACCTTCTGCAAAACCTTTAAAAGCTTTTTTTTCTACCTCTTTGGTTTTGTTGTTTAATAAATCTTCCTCTTCCTGTATTCTGTTAAGTATTTCAAACGCATCGAATATAGCTAACTTTTTTGTTGCCGCAGCATTTTTAAGTTTATCTGCAGTTAAATCATCGTCTGAATCTACAATAGCTTCTTTAGCTACTTTAATAAGTTCTTCTACAGCTTTATGTCCAGCTTGGATTATACTCTTCTTCGTTTCCTTGATATTCATATTTAATTGTAATAAATTGTGTCATAACTCTATATAGTCTTTGACCATCTATAACAAATTCATATTCATCATCTGGACTAAAACCTATTAAATCATTTTCTTTCAAGCCAGTGGCTTTTAAACCGTCGTCTAGGTATTTTAAAACACCCACTAAAGGTTCTTCGATATTAGTGTCTAAATTATTTTTAGAAACTATTGGTTTTACAAAACAATACCCTTTAGAAGCTTGCCAGTCAGTACCTTTTGATTTGTACAAAAATATTTGATCTTCAGGTATAAAATAATTATCTTCATCAAAAAAACCTCTACTATTTTTTTCTTCTCCACGTATGTTGTGCCACCTTCTAAATACATTATGGTGAACTACAACCTTGTCACCAACTTTTATATTTGTTTCACCCATCAATGGTATAGACTTTACTATAGCTTCTCTGCTAACAAATTGATGGCTGAATATTTCAGTATTAACTATTAGCTCTTTATCACCTATTTTTTTCGTGTTGTTGTATCTTGATTTTATAGGTGAAACTACGAAATCATAAATGCTTTTCATTAATACTGTAGGTTATACTCTACTGATACAGCCATGTTTTTATTAAAATCTTTCCAAGGCAGCACATCGTTACCTTTTTTAATATACACGCTATACTTATCTTCTACCTCTATTATATCACAGATAGTATGACCACCATACACTTCTTGCCCCACGGCATAGTGCATAGCGTCACTCTTGTAGTCTTTACCAATACTAATCTTTCTTATCAGCTTGCTCATTGTCTGGGTATTTTATAGATCCATCTTCGATGCTAATATCTACAGTTCCATAATCTTTTTCAAGTTCGTCTTGTATTTCTTTTAAAACATCTTGTAACCTTANAACCTCGTGGTTTAGCATATGCTTTTGTGTTTCAAGCCTACCTATTTCCATTTGAGCCCTGTTAATATCACTAACTGCTTTTTGTACTTTTTCAAGTTGAGACGCTGTTATTTTCTCTGGTTTTGGATTTAAATCCACTATTTTACTTTTTGCCATTTTATTTAATTTAATTGTTTGTTAATAGTATTATTACACGTTTACTAGATAGTCTAAATATCAGAGTCGCTTGTCCAATCTGATCCTTTTACTATTACTAGTATCTCTTCGTGAGTGTGTTGGTCTAACCCATCTAAAAATGTTGGAGTATCTCCTTCGAATTTAGCAATAAATAATTTACCATCTAAAGATCGTCTAACTGTAGTAGCAGAATCTTCCACTACTTGAGAAAAATCAAATACTGGGTTTCCTTCTGAATCTACTTTTTCTAATAAACTTGTTTCTGGTGTTGTATATATCATTTTGTTATTTTTAAGATACTCCAGGAGTATCGATTACTATNTCAGACGCAGACATATTTGTCATTGTTCCGTAGTTATTTTCTGTGAATAAATCTATTGTTACAGGTAATCCAAAAGTTGGTGCATACTTTTCTGCTTGTGTTTGTTGTTCTACCTGTACACCCCACACACTTAAATCAGCAGTTTGACTATTTTTATTTCCATATAAAAGTAACTGTATTCTATCTACGCTAGTATTACCTGATAAAGAAAATCTTTGCCATTCAGAAGTTACAGTAACATCATAATCAAATAAACTTGTACCTAATCTTAATGTAATATCTTTAGTTGTACTATCATTAGTTTTTAAATAAATTGATGCAGAAGCATTTATAGTACCTGCTGATAAACTTGTATTGATATAACTTGTATCTCCACCACCTGTACCACCATTTAAATTAAATTGTATTCTATCAGCAGTTTGTGTTCCAATAGGAGATAATGAATAATTAGATGTAACTATAGGTGCAATTCCTGTTCCTGCTGCTACTTTACTCCAAATAGCATTATTAAAATCTTCACTATAAGTAATTAAGTTAGTAGTTGTTGCTTTTCTTACTGATACTACACCATCTGACTTTAAGTATGCAGTAGCTTGTGATTGTGCTTCTAACTGCGCACCCCAAATATAAACACCACTTGCGGGTATATCATCTACCCATATACCTTGAAGAGAAGTACCATTATCTTCAGACAATTCAAATCTTTGCCATTCAGTAGTAACATCTAATGTTAGAGTAGTAACAGTTGTATTCGGGTCTTTTAATTTTACATTTATATCTCCTGTAACACTTTTTAAATATACAGACCTAGCAACTACACCTGTTATACTTACACCTGCCTTATAAATACCATCAGTACCATTACCTACTAATTTTGTAACATTATTAGTTCCAATAGGACTTGTAGTTTCTGTAGTATTATATGTAGGTGTTATGTTAGTTTGCTTTGTCCAATAAGCATCAGAAAAATCTTCTGAATACCTTAAAAGATTAGTAGTAGGTATATGTGCAAGATTAGGACTTGTTTGGTCTTGTATGATAGGAAACTTATCTAATATACCATCTCCCATTCTATAGTAGT